AGCGTAAAGGGCACATTGCGGACGTTTTAGAGCGTAAAAGGATATTGACTAAAATAATGAGGGGTGAAATACCGCTAACTAAACCAATGGTGGTAAACGGGGTAGTTGAAATGGTACCCGTTGTGCCTGATTGGACAGATAGGCGTAATGCTATTACAGAACTAAACAAAATGGAAGGGGATTATAGCGCAACTAAATTACAACTCTCCGGAGAAATAGGCACCCGCCAATTATTGAACATAGATCCGTTATCAGATGATCCAGCAGACAACGGCACTACGTAAGATATCAGGCCTTAAAAAAAGGATATGGGGTATCCAGGGGGGGCAAGGCGCTGGAAAAACTTTCTCGATCTTAATACTGCTTATAAATTACGCCTATTCAAATAATGGCAAAGAGATATTTATAGCCTCTGATGAGCTTTCAAAGATGCGGATCACAGTTATCAAAGACTTCGTTAAGATAATGAGGCTTTTTGGCATTTTTGACCGGTCGTGCTGGACTGATGGAAAACTGTATAAATTTGATAACGGTAGTTTTATTCAGTTTATAGGCCTTGACAAAGAAGATATAGGTAAAGGGCTCCGGTCTGACATAGTTTTTATCAATGAGGCCAATAAAACAAAATTCGATACATACAGGGAGTTAACCAGTCGGGCCAAAAGAATCATTATTGACTTTAACCCTAACAAAAAGTTTTGGTTCCACACTGAAATATCACCCCGTGACGATTGCCAGTTTATAAAACTTACCTACCTGGACAATGAGTTTCTAAGCAAAGAGGAACGGTCTGAAATCTTGCGTTATAAGGAAAGGGGTTACAATGCTGATGGCGAAATAATAAACCAGTATTGGGCGAATATGTGGCGTGTGTACGGTTTAGGCGAAGTCGGGCAGGTTGAAGGCCGGATCTATACCTGGCAATCCATCCCGTATGAGGTTTATTTAAAAATAAATAAAAAAGAGTACTTTGGTAATGACTGGGGCAAAGTGGACCCGTGGGGAGTGGCAGGTCTAAAATACCACGATGGGAACCTTTATGTAGACGAAAGGAACTATGAGAGTGAAAATGAGATTGAAAGGCAATTGAACCCGGCACAACTGCACCAAATACGAGGCAGCGAAACAATACAGGCCGATGGAGAGATGCATGACGGCCTGGTAGGATGGAAATTTAAACAGTTCGGAATCCCTTACGATGCATTAATATGCTGCGATAATAACCGGCCAAATAAAATTAGGTCATTAAGGCGGGCAGGATGGGAATATGCGGTGGCGGTGGGTGGTAAAACGGATTTAGTAAACAGGATTGGTATTTTATCAGGGTTAAATATATTTTATACGGACCGGTCAAAGAATATTGAGGCCGAGCAGGAAAACTATTGCTATTCAAAAGATAAGTTTGGCGTGATACAAGAGCAACCGGTGGACCAGGATAATCACCTTATTGATGCCATCGCTTACGGGGTGCAGATGTTGTTTAATGAAGGCGTAATTAATAATATTTAATTTAAATGGAATCAATTTAAATTACTAACTTAGTAAAATAAACGGGATGGTAAGATCCCCTTCAACTTTTTGCCTCATTGGTTTTATCGGCTCTTACCGGCTGGTTTAATTGGTGGGGCATTTTTAATTAAAAAAATGAAAATACAGGAAGCGAAAAAACTAAAAAAAGAATTAGAATCCAAAATAAAGGATTTGATTTACAATTTTGAAGACAAAACAGGCCTATGTGTTAACGGGATTGATTATGATGTTAACCGGGCCGATTTAGGAGATGGTACCGGAAAGGTAATAGTTAGCAGTCATGTAATTGTAAAAATAGAACTATGACAGCAAAGCAAATAAACATCGTAGAGGTTCGCCGGTTAGCAGATGAAATGTCGGAGGCTATTAAGCAATCAAAAGATACTTCGGATATCCTTGTTATAATCGAAATGTATAAGCAGCGGTTTCAAGTGTTTGATGATATTATGAATAATAGAATAAGTAAAAATGACGATTCGTCTTTTTCTTTTATTTTTAAAGATTTATTCCCACTTTTACTGATTCTATTTACAGTGTCAGTTTTGCTAAATATATTACTATTGTCTCTGTAAACAAACATTTACTGGATGTCAAAGAAGGAGTTAACCGTAAATTTATAATTATGCAGTGTGTAGTAAATAATGCAGTTGAAATTGATGGAAATACATATGATAATAAAGATGTGCTAAACATTTTTAGGCTACAAAAAGAGCTCTATCAAACAGAAAACATCTTAGCAACTTTAGAGGAATGCGCAAGAATTTGGATAAACTATTCAGGCGACCTTGCGGCATCATGGTTGGATTTCCCAAAAGAAGGATTATCAATAGTAGACGAGATAAAGTCAAGTGATTATTTTACAGATTTCAATAAATATTCAGAACTTTAATTCAAAAGTATGAGCCATTTAGGAAACTACAAAGGAACGCCGGAAATGCAAGAGCTGATGAAGCTAAGCAAAACCGAGTTGCCATCATTCCGATTTAAACATCGAATGACGCCGGAAAAACTTGCTGCATTGCTTGTTAATGATCCTGTACCGGATAATAGCCCAAGTATATTAATTTCAGATAAATCAAATTCGTATAAAAATAAAAAGTTGTACCTTGCTGATGATAATGGGAATATGGAAGAGGTTGATCAGGTAATGGAAACAAAGGTGCAAGAAGGACACCCAGGAAAGGTTACATTAAAGATTGAATTGAAAGATATTTAAAAGCGTGCCTCATCCTTATGATAGATTTAGCGGAACCGGTTCTGCGAAAATCTTAGGGGTGAGGTTGTTTTTTCAAGAAGTTTAAACCCCAATCGTAAATTTATAATTATGCAAAATTTAAGCAGTTCAGAAATGGGCTGCTTTTTTAATTAAAAAACCCAGCCTGGAAAAGCCGGGTAATTTCTAATAAAAAAAATAACAAATGAAATATGCTCTTCAAAGACAACTACTTTAAAATAAATATTTTTCATTTAAATTAATTTTATTCATACATTTGATGTGTATTTCTGCCATAAATAGGCAGCATGCGGCAATAATTGGATAATAACCGTTTAAAATCTTTCTTTTCCGGGATTTTTTCAAGCACATATAAGCCTAAGCAGGACGCTGAAGGCTTTATTCCTATGTCATCTATATTAGGAATTGCGCCCGTTTTTAATTCATACGGAGAAACTACTGAAAAATTAAAGGTTATACTTTCGAATCCTGCCCTATTAAAAGTATTTTGCCTGCAATGCGACATGTTCTCATTAGGTAAGGTTACCGTACTAAAGGACGGCGCAGAGCAGCCAAATGACCCTTTAATTAAATTATTCAACAAACCGAATCCACTACAAAGCCGCTCTCAATTTCTTTGGGATTTCATGTTTTGGACCATGCTGGACACATCGTATTGCTATATCGACAGCAAAATAGCGGAAAATTCGGACAACAAACTTTACTTCCTTGATCCATCTAAAATAGAATGGCCTTTAAGCGTAATAAAAGCGCAGGATAAATTTATATTCTCAAAGCAAACAAAGGCCGACATTTTAAAGCAAACAATTACTTACAAATTCATAGACGGCACTACTCAAAAATTTCCGTTATCTCAAATATTAATCACTACAGACCTTACAAACGGAACCGGCAACTGGTTTAAAGGCGCCAGCCGCATTGATGCACTATACAAGGTGATATCTAACAGTGAGGCAGCCCTTGATGCCACTAATATCAATATCAGGTATTCAGGCAAGTTTACCATATCCGGTACACAAGATCCAAAAGACATCACAAAGGTTCCCCTCTCTCCTACTGACGCTCTTGATATGGAAACAAAGATCAACGGTAGGAAACAGGTGCATGCATTTAAATCAATGCTGGATATACAAAGATTTGTCGATGACATGGGGAAATTAGAATTAGGTAAGCAATATTTAGAGGCTTATTTTCTGATTGGATCAATGTATAACATCCCCCGTGACGTTTTAGAGGCCTATCAATCTTCGACATACGAGAATCAAGAGAAAGCCAGGGCCAGTCATGTAAGCTACACGCTGCAGCCTAAAGGTGATGACCTGATGGAATCATTTACAAACGTTTTTGGTTATGATTTAGCAGGGAAAAAACTTCATATATCGTGGGATTATTTGCCATTTATGCAGGTTTTTGAAAAGGAACGTGTAACAGTTAAGTACACCCAGGCGGCCACCATTGCAAGTATGCTAAAATCAGGAATCAGTATTGAGGAAGTGAATAGTTTTTTAGGAACAAATTTTAGTAAAGCAAACCCAATTATATGATCAAGGATGACAATTATATTAATTCAATGCATGCATGGTTTAAAATTCAAGATATTTTAATCCAAAATTCAATCGAAGAGATTAAGGAATGCGAAAGGCAAATAGCATTTTCTTTTAAACATATCGAACTGATAAAAGAAAAATTAAATTTCGATATAGCACAAAAAGAGAAGTCAATAATTGGTTTTGAAAAATATATGGAGGAAGTAGTATGAAAGAAAAATTAACGCCAAAGGAAATTAAAGACCTGAAGGCAAAGAAAGACATAATTATTAAAGCCGGTAAAATTATAAAGAAATGATTCACTGTAAAGAATTAGACGAGTATTTTGAAACAAAGGATTTAATGTTTACCGCATTGAAAGATAATAAGCAGGCGCTTATATCCAAAAAGAAATCAATAGTTAAAAATGCGGATTCATATTCTATACTTAACGTTGAAGGCAACAGCAAGGAAGTCATCAGCCAGCTAAAGCGGATTGCTGTAAAATCATTTGCATCAAAATCAGTCGATTACACTACACAGTTAGGATTGCCAAATATTTTAGTAAAGGCGGTGACTAACACGACTAACTGGATGGATTCACACCGGGACGTTCATATAAACGGAATATGGAATAAAACCCTTGCAGATAACGCCGGGAAAGGCTTTCATCACTTACAGGAACATGATTATGATTTCGAGGCGGTAATAAACGATGCAGCAAAGACTTTTATTGAGAATACAACCTTCATGCAGTTAGGTTTTAATTACACCGGCAGCACCCAGGCATTGAAGATTGAAAGCACAATTGACCCTAACAGGAATATCCTGATGTATAACCAGTATGCGAATGGATGGGTTAAGCAGCATTCAATCGGGATGCAGTATGTCGCTTTGGAATTTTGCGCAAACAGCGAGATGGAAATGATGAAGGAGGAAAAAGCGGCATGGGATAAATATTATCCAATGATCGCAAATAAAGACGCAGCCGATGAAGTGGGGTATTTCTGGGCAGTAACAGAAGCAAAATTAAGAGAGCATTCAGCCGTTGTTTTTGGTAGTAACGAGGTTACGCCGACTGACAGCGTTGAAATAGAAGCCGATAAGTCACTTTTAAATGAAG